CGCGCCGCAGGCGAAGACCAAGAGAAAGCAGCCGTGAGGTTCGTGCCCCGTCAGATGTACATTGGAAGCGGTACGTAAATGGGCAATAGGTTTTCGTCCGGCAAGAACTCGATTGCGGAGTGTGACCGCTGTGGGTTTCGCTTTAAGCTGCACGAATTACGTAAAGAAATTATCAAGACTAAGAACTACAATCTCTTGGTTTGTAAGACTTGTTGGGATCCCGATCAGCCGCAGTTGCAGTTGGGCATGTACCCAGTGGATGACCCACAGGGCGTGCGCGATCCGCGTCCTGACTTGAGCTACTACCAGTCTGGTAATACAGGCTTGCAAATTGTGTTGACCAACAGTTCTGCGCAAAATGCGGCAGGTTTGCCGTCTGAAGGTAGTAGGGTGTATCAGTGGGGTTGGAACCCTGTTGGTGGGGCAAGTAATTTTGATGATGCTTTAACGTTAAATTACTTGGTGGTTAACGTAGAAGTTGGTACAGTAACGGTTGAAACGACATAAGGAGTCGAACATGGACAAGAAAGATTTAGCGCAAGACAAGAAGATGATTAAGGCTGCAGTGGCTAAGCACGAGAAAGCCAAGCACCCCGGTCAACCCTTGACTAAGCTCAAAGCTGGTGGTAAGACCAACAGCGATATGTTGAAGTACGGCCGCAACATGGCCAAAGTTATGAACCAGCGTTCTGTTGGTCGCGGAGGTTAAGATGCCTACATACAAGCAGCCCACTAAAAAGCCTAACGTTGTTGTTGGCGAAATGCCTGTTAAACAGGCGTTGAAAGCTAACCAATCGTTGGCAAACGAGCGTAGCAACCCATACCCCGGTGTCAAAACTTCTGGCATCAAGATTCGTGGCACAGGTGCTGCGACTAAAGGCGTGATGGCTCGCGGCCCAATGGCTTGAGGCAGACATGAACTATACGCAACTTAGCAACGCTATTCAGGCGTACACGGAAAATACTGAAGCGAACTTTGTCGCTGAGATACCTGTGTTCGTTCAGCAAGCTGAGCAACGTATTTACAACAACGTTCAGTTTCCATCAATTCGCAAGAACGTGACGGGTGTGGTATCCACTACCAGCACATACTTGGCAGCGCCAGATGACTACTTGGCTACGTATTCGCTGGCAGTGATTGACGGTGACGGCAACTACGAATACCTGTTGAACAAAGATGTCAACTTTATTCGTCAAGCGTACCCCAACCCAGACGACACAGGCTTACCCCGGTACTACGCTTTGTTTGGCCCAGCGGTTAGTGGTAGCACGATTACCAACGAATTGACGTTCATCCTTGGCCCAAAACCCGATGCTAACTACGACGTTGAGTTGCACTATTACTACTACCCTGAGTCAATTGTTACGGCAGAAACCTCTTGGCTTGGTGACAACTTTGATTCCGTGCTGTTGTATGGTTCTTTGGTTGAGGCTTACACCTACATGAAGGGTGAGCAGGACATGATGCAGTTGTACAACCAAAAGTTCATGGAAGCGCTTGCTTTGGCTAAACGTCTGGGCGACGGCATGGAGCGTCAAGACGCTTACCGTTCTGGTCAGTTCCGTCAGAAAGTAACTTGATATGTTGACTCAAGGCGCAACCAACACTTTCAAAACAGGGCTTGCCGACGGAGCTTTTGACTTTAGCGACGTCTTGGACACTTCGTACAAGATTGCCTTGTACACAGGCAATGCCAACATTGGCCCGGATACTACAGGGTACACAACAAGTGGCGAAGCGTCTGGCGGTAGCTATGTAGCTGGCGGCGAAACTTTGACCATTACACAGATACCAACGCAGGGCAACCAGACGGGTTCAACTGCTGCAACATATTGGTCATTTGCTAACGTGTCTTGGACTGGCGCAATCACTGCTCGGGGCGCGTTAATTTACAAAGATTTGGGCGGCGGGAGCACCCTGTCCGTGTGTGTTTTGGACTTTGGTTCTGACAAAACATCGGCTAACACTTTTACCGTGCAGTTCCCCACCGCTGCATATAACACTGCAATTTTAAGGATCGCATAACATGGCACTTGTAAACACAACCAAAGGCGAAATGGACGATTCTCTTCTTGAGAAAAAAGAAGGCTTCGTTGATAATGATGACGAGTACACCACTTGGGTGGAGTATTGGTTGGATGGGGAACTTGTTCACCGTTCGGTGCACGTTCAATTAAAGAAAGCAGCGGTACTTTCCGCTGCTACAGCTTCTTTCGAGTAAAGGAAAAATCATGGCAAATACTCAAGCAATGTGCACTTCGTTCATGCAAGAACTCATGACGGCTACGCACAACTTCACCACAGGTACGGGCAATACGTTTAAAGCGGCTTTGTTCTTTTCTTCTGCGACATTGAATGCATCAACAACTGCATATTCAACAACAGGCGAAGTGACAGGTACAAACTACACGGCTGGTGGTGTGACTGTGACAAACGGCACGTCTCCTTCATCTACCAACACTTCCGCTACAGCAGGTGTTGCGTATTGGACACCCAGCGCAAGTTTGACTTACACAAACGTGACGATCACCACGGCTTTTAACGCTGTGTTGATTTACAACTCCTCGGCTTCTAACAAGGCTGTCAGCGTGCACACATTTGGCGACCAGACTGTGACTGCCGGTACGTTCACTTTGACAATGCCTTCTAACACCACATCAACTGCGTTGCTGCGTTTGGCTACAACTTGATCTAGCCTAATTTAAAGGCAGGTCATGGCAACCGCATGGGGCTCGGGGACATGGGGCAGTAATACTTGGGGAGGGCAGCAAGCTGCCTTAACCGGGAATGCTGCGTCTGGTGCTGTTGGTTCCGCGGGCGTTAGTGTCACGGTTGCGCTGACAGGCGTTGCTGCGTCTGGTGCTGTTGGTACAGTATCTGCGTCGGTTGTTTACGCAGTTGCCATAACAGGTGTTGTAGGTTCAGGTTCAGTCGGTACAGTTGTAGTCGCAGAAAGACAGATTGCGCTTACAGGCGTGTCTGCTACTGGTTCTCCGGGTACGGCGGCAGTTGCTGAACGGTCTTTTGCACTGACAGGAGTCAATGCTTCGGGTGCTGTGGATTCGGTTGTACCTGCTGCAGCCGAAGGCGAAGATGGCGTAGTTGCCACAGGCTCAGTTGGAACAGTAACGCCGACCAGAACAGTTGCGCTTTCAGGCGTGTTCGCTTTAGGCGCAGTAGGAAATTCAGAGTTTTCGTTTTTTGATAATTTATCGGGGGTTAGCGCAACAGGTGATACTGGCACAGTTGTACCAACCAAAACAGTTGCATTGTCTGGCGTATCCGCCACAGGTGCAGTAGGAACCGCCGTATTTAATTGGCAAGCTGCGGGGGTTGAAGCAGCGGGTTCTGTCGGTACTACAGGTGTAAATGTTACAGTTGCTCTGACTGGCGTATCCGGTTCTGGTTTAGTTGGTGACGATGTTCCAGTCAAATCTTTGGCGTTAACAGGCGTTTCTGCAGCGGGCGCAGTTGGCACAATGTCGGTTGGCGCAAGGCTTGTAGCTATCACAGGCAACCAAGCGATGGGTAATGTCGGAAGTTTTGCAGTGTTTTATTGGTCGTTAATTGATGACAGCCAAGACGCAAACTGGCAAAATATAAACAATGTCGAGTCCGTGGACTGGACGCTAATTTCTACTTAGGAGCCGCAACATGGCAGCTACAACAGGTCAACTTGGTTTAGTCACCCCAACGCAAGGTACGCTTTCTGGTACGTGGGGGGACACAGTTAACAACGGTATTACTGAATACGTCAATATTGCCATCGCTGGCACACTGTCTTTCGCGGGCGATGGCGCTATTAGTTTGGCCAACACAACTGGTGACTCTAGCGCAACAAACATTGGCTCAACTACCGCGCAGTACATGGTCATTCGTATTACAGGTACGCTGACTACAACCAAAGTTGTTACGGCCCCTAGCTATAGCAAGCTGTACATGGTTGAGAACGCTGCTACTGGTGGCACTGTTACATTCAAAGCATCAGGTCAAACCGGGGTCTCGATCGCAATCGGTGAACGCGCCGTCGTGTACTACAACGGTACTGATTATGTCAAAGTAGGTTCAAATTTTGTAAGCGGCGTACTACCGGTTTCTGCTGGCGGCACAAACGCTTCATCCGCAAGCATTACAGCTTTTAACAACATTACAGGTTACACCGCCTCTGGTGCAACAGGAACAACCAGCACAAACTTGGTATTTTCGACAAGCCCAACGTTGGTAACGCCTGTGCTTGGTACGCCGACTTCAGGTAACTTGGGTAACTGCACTCAAGACGGCACAACTACCGTTGGATTCTTAAGCATCCCACAGAACAGTCAATCAGCGGCGTATACAACTGTGTTAGCCGATTCAGGAAAGTGCATATACCACCCATCGACTGACGCTAACGCTCGTACATTTACAATTGCTGCAAACTCTTCTGTGGCGTACCCAATTGGTACAGTTATCCAATTTGTAAACATGACTTCACAAGTTGTTACCATTGCAATTAACACAGACACGTTGTATCTTGCTGGTACTGGAACCACAGGTAGCCGTTCGTTGGCGCAATATGGCGTGGCCAATGCAATGAAGATGACATCTACAACTTGGATCATCACAGGAAGCGGGTTGACATGAGCGGAATTCTTAGTGCTTTTGTTGGCGGAACTTATAGCTCCGCCCCTGTAAACACAGTAGCGCCAGTTGTATCTGGAACGGCAACTGTTGGGCAAACTTTAAGTTCAACTACAGGCACTTGGACGGGTGCTCCTACACCCACATATACATATCAGTGGCAACGCGCTGGCTCAAACATTGGCAGTGCAACTTCTAGTACGTATGTTCTTGTTGCTGCTGATGCCGGAAGTACCATTCGTTGCGTTGTAACTGCAACCAATTCTGTTGGCGCAGTATCTGCAAACTCAAATTCAACAGCTTCTGTGGCGGCCACAGTTCCCGGAGCACCAACAATTGGTACAGCGACAGCTACAGGATCGACTACGGCTACAGTTGCATACACAGCACCTGCAAGCAACGGCGGTGCAACAATTACGCTTTACACGGCAACTTCTTCGCCCGGCGGTATCACAGGCACGTTGTCAACTTCTGGTTCTGGAACAATCACTGTATCCGGTTTGACTGCTTCCACAAGCTACACATTTACTGTTAAAGCCACAAACTCTGCCGGACAAAGTGCGGCAAGTGCGGCAAGTAATAGCATTACGACAACCGCAGTAACAGGGCAAATTGCGTACACAACCCCCGGCTGTTACACATGGACTCCACCCTCTGGAGTTACTAGCGCGTCTGTT